CGTTCATGTGTTAATTCAAACTTCTTCTTTGCCTCTACCATCAATCGCTCGTATTCCCGACGAACATGTGCATATTTACTATTAGAGTTCTTACGCATGTATCGCCCGACTACAATAGGATTTTTATACCCTGCCTTCTTAGCAGCCTCGGCATACGTTAATTGTGGATCGTTAACTAAATTCCAAACAAGCAATCTTTGTCGTTTGGTTAAATGCTTTTCATCTTGATTAAGATATTCGATAGGCATTTCATCTGTATTCTCAAGTGTCGGTTCTACTTTTACACTTTTTCTTATGTTTAAGTCTCTCGGCATATACTACTCTTGCTCCAGGAAATGATGTAGCAATATTAACAATCATTTCCGACTCTAACAACTCCCGAATGTCTGGGTGCAACGATTCTCTTATCTTTTTATTTTGTAATATCTTCATTTATACAAATACTATAGCAAATAGTTTTGTCAGATTATATGAGTTTTGTCAGAGTTTTGTCACACTCCACCTGACAAAACAAAATCCGCGCAAACAAAGGGATACAATATATATTTAAATAAAAAAGGGGGGTTTTGTCTTATATTATCTTATATACCCTTTTCTTTTATACATATGAGAGGGATTATTTGAAATTTTTTATACGGATCTTTAGTGGAAGGGTATATATCTGACAAAACTGACAAAACTCGTAAATACTATGAATAAAGGGCTACAAGCTAAATAGTTTTGTCATCGTCATCGTCGTTTCTGACAAAACTCCGACTTTTAGGGGGGTAAGTGTATTCTTGTTCCATATTTAGGTTAAATGAGTCAGTCAAGAGCCTACTGATAGATTCAAAACCGATTTCTGGACGCGCTGAATGATTTAATACTTCACATATTCCGTAGGCCAGTATCATTTCTGCGACCATTTCGGGTCTTGCACCGCGCTTTACAAAATCCTCAAACAGTAGATCCAGGCGGTCTTTGCCTTCGATATGATTCGGTTTAGGCCGTTTATCTTCAAGTGATACTACCTTCAGATTAGGCGTCGTTTTTTCTTCCATATCGGGAGTATATCATTTTACAACTCGTCAGAGTCAAATTCGATCAAATCGTCCAAGAACAGGGGTTGATTTTGTCCTACATACGCACATAACACGTTGAACTCCATATATTCAAGTGCTTCTTCATCAGTCATACCATCACGTTTGACCAATATCTCAATACATTTCTTTTGCGAATAGATAAGGCGGTCTTCGCTGACCACCATATCGTATGTCATACCTAAAATAGCTTCGTCGAAGCCGTCAGCTTTTAGCATATCAATCCTTATAAAGACCTGATACTTCCTCTAGTTCTGTCAGAGCTTGCATCATTTCATGTTGCTGTCGCAGCAAATGTTCTTTCTCTTCCAAAGATTCTCGTTCCATCTGAGTAATATTGTGCTGTCTTTCAATGGTTTGCGCCAATGTTTTAACAGTGATTATTTGAGTTTCTATATCAAGTTTAGAAAATATGCCTATGATAGACATTATCATTTCGTTATAGATCGTGTTATCTGTAAATCTGGCCATATTATCCCTCCAATTCGATAATCGGTTCATTTTGTTGTAATAGTTCAATCTTAGATATAAGACTGTCTTTTTGCATTTCGTCTAACGGCTCTTTATTGACTATATCTTTAACTATGTTCAAGAGAGTGTATTGATAAATCTTAGGACTTTTTACTATGATCTTACTCATAAGTCATACCTAATTTCGTCAATTTCATATTCATCATATACTTCGTCACACTCTTCGCAGTAATGTACTTTTGGAATACCTATATCTGGCTCTGCTTGCTGGGTAACAATATAGCCTTCATCACACTTAGGACACATCATCTTTTTTCTCCTTGTATTTATTTTTTAGAAACTCTTCGTTTTTTTCTAAGTATTCTTCCCAATCAAAGTAAGGTTTTTGTCCGTTATCTCTACGCTCTCTGCAATTTTGATAATACATTCTACGAACGAAAATTTGAAAGTTATTCATTTACAACTCCTGTATTTTTTGGGGAAATGTATGCTTAGTTCAAAAAGAGCTTTGTTTATCTCTTCCCAATCGTCATCAGGTTTATGTCCTAGTGGGTGAGTGTAACCACCCATTTGGCAATCTGTATAAACTTTTGCTTCCTCTAATATTTTATGAGGAACATGTAATGGTTCTATCGTACCTGTATACTGTCTTTGTTCAGGAGATACAGGATCATTGTGCGCCCAACCCATTTCATAATCCATTTTATACTGCTCTCCTTCCCAAGAGGAGTTGCATTTCTTACCGCAAAATGTTCTTCTCATGCCAGATAACTTTTTACCACAATGTCTACAATATAGAATTTTTTTAGTCATCTTCGATCTCTTCAACATAAAATGAGATTTGATCTGATTCTTCTATATGAGTGTAGATCGTTTTCCAAGTAGATTTTTCATTATCTATTAAACTATACCCATACTCTGGGTGCTTTTTTATACGACCATTTTTGTGTTTTTGGTAAGCGACAACACGCTCTTGAGATTCTAATGTCATACAAGGATCTTCTTCTAATACACGAACAGATATCCCATATTTCTTTTTTATGTAATCTAAAATTGCTTCCTCAACTTCATATCCGTCAATTTCAATCTTCATCTTTATTTCTCCATATTGATTTAAAGAAAGGGCAAGACAGGGGGTATGTGTGTTTTTATGGTATGTAGTTCCTGTCTTACCCAGTTACATATTATAAACATATGTAAATATTTATTTCAACATATTGTTACTTCATGTAGTTATTCAAAATGTTGCTTATAAATATGTAATAAAGTACAATGTTCTGACATATACAATTTAATTGGAGAATTAAATGTCAGAACTAAACAAAACTATTAAAGATATTGCAGTCCCAAAAAAGATTACTGTAAAACCAAAAAAAATCAAAATGCCTGTACCCTTTGATCCTGTTGACCTAGAATCAACGGAATTGTTTTGCAGCGACCTCGAATCAATGAACAGAATGGCTTATGCTTTAACTGTATTACGAGAACGATACCCTATCGTATTTGAAGATGTATATAAAGAATCAGAAAGGAGACTAATGAATGACGATAGGTAAACCCATCAAATGCTACGTATTCAATCGCAATAGAAGCGGTTACATATACTTGCCATACGAAAAAACTGAGTACGATATAATTTACCAGGGCGACAAAGAAGGGTTGAGAGAAATAAGAAAATACTGGCTATCTATCGGTAAACCCATGTATGACAATAAAAAGTCATTTCAAGAAAACATGCAAACCATATATAACAGGTTTGGATTCTGGCCTGAACCTTATTTCAATGAAGATTTAATTCAAACAGCTTTGCTGGATTATACAGAGTATGACGCAGATTACTTTGAGTTTGAACGGAAACTAAATATGTTTCCACCTCCAGATAAAAACGATAAGAAAAAAATACATTTTGATGAAGACGAATTTGACGACGATCTTGATAGTCTTCCATTTTAGGAGAACCAAATGAAACACCCACTAGATCAATACGAATGTGAGAAGCGCGGTGATGCGTTTATTTATACTGGTATATCAAATGAGGATTACCACTCAGATATAGGTATCAGTTCATCTTACGTGCGTAAGTTTGGTGAGAGCCAGTTACACGCTCTTGAATTAGAACAAGAAACAACAGCAGCTATGAATTTTGGGACGGCAGCGCACTCTCTCCTTGTAGAGGGTGAAGATGCTTTTACGAGGGACGTTGGAGTAATTGTTGGATCTCCATACACCAAAGTAAACAAGGAACTCAAACAAGACATACTGGATAGAGGTATGTGCTGTATTAAAGAATCAGAATACAATGATATTATGGCTATGCGTGACCACATGATTCCAGAAGGCGACATGTATTTGAATGGTGATGGCAAAGTTGCTGAAGCATCATTTTACTGGTATGAAGATGAAGTTCTTTGTAAATGCCGTCCAGATGTAATTTGCCAACCAAGAGGCCCACATAAACCGCATGAAATTGTAGTCGTGGATTACAAAACAACTTACAGTTGCTCTCCTGAGTATTTCAGAGATTCTGTATTGAAGTATGGCTATGCAGAACAAGCGTCTTGGTATAGAAGAGGAATGGAAGCTGCAGGTTATAAAGTAAAAGAATTTGTATTTGTGGCTCAAGAAAAGAAACCACCATACGCAAGTAAAGTATTTATAATTACAGATAAGCAAATGGATGTTGCTTGGGAAATAATGAACACGCACCTGGAAAACATCAAAAGATGTATGAAAGGCAACAAACCAACTATATATAACAGTCCGAATATCGTGACATTGGATTTAGAAAATGAGATTACCTGAGAAAATGAAAGACAATATAAACCCTGACCATTACAAAGGCGAAATACAATGTATTGATGCCATCCAAGCCAGTATGAGTGCAGTACAATTTAAAGGCCATCTAAAAGCCTGTTGTATTAAATATTTGTGGAGATATGAGGATAAAAATGGCGTAGAAGATTTACGTAAAGCCAGGTGGTACTTACAAAAATTGATTGAAAAAAACCGTTAGTCGTGGCAAAAACAACTTCTACCATCATCTTCAAACATTTCTATTTGTTTGGCATCAAGTTTAGCTAACTCAACTAACTCTACGTAGCTGCTGTCTTTTCTAAATTTTGCTGTAGAAGCATCTCTACCTAATTCTTTTTGTGCAGATGTTTGTAATTTCCTCTCTTGTTTTATCCACCAATCAGCAAGTTCTGGTTTTTCTTTTATAATTTTAATTAATGTTTTTTGTCCTTTTAAGTAGCAAAGATCGCAATTACCAGCTAATGTTTTACCGTTATGATTGGGAAGTTTTAAATCAAAATCATTATTTTCCCAAAATTCAGCTACATCTTTTATTACAATCTTGTAATCGTACAAAGGCACTAATGATTCATATTTATTTTTACCTGATTCATTTTGTTTGACTGATTTGGATACCCTTCTTGGTTCGTCATATCTTAATCCAATAACATTCGCCCATCTTTTATATCCGTGTGATCTCATAAAACGATTCATAACACCAATTTTTAGTTCCATCGTACATAACCTGGCGACAGGATTCGGCAGCATTTTTTTTCTGTTAATTAATGCTTCAAATGGTTCTCCATTACGACTGGCTGTTTCGTATGTTACTTCTTTGGTTCGATAAATCGGCCTTTCTTCATGTATGTCTAACTCCAACCATCTAACATTTACATTCCAATTTTCTGCACAATCATTTATAAAATCCAATGTTTGTACCATTTCTTTACCTGTATTAGCAAATACGACATGCACATCTTCAGGCAAGACACCATCGTATGATTCTAAAATTTTATAAAGTAAATAGCCTGATGTTCTGCCACCACTAAAACTAATCAATGCAGGACAATCAAACTTTTTTGGGAGAAACATCTTTTCTTCTTGATGATCCCAATAATTTTCAATTAGTTTATTATCCATTTTTTTTATTATGCAGTTTTACAAAATGTTCTGCATCTAATAAAACCAATACTTTGCTTCGATTCCTTTTGAGGACAACTAAAGGCTCATACCCTTTACAGTTTTTTGATGCCTGATCGTAGGACTTCCAGATATTGATGGCCTCCTGGTTTTTGCACTCGATACTATAGGGAAACTTGTCTCTGGATTGTTTGCCCATTATGATGTCTTCCCCAGCAGACCCCATCGGGCGACTTTCGAGATCATCTTCGTCAAGTCCAAGTATATCTACTAACATATTTCTAAACTTTTGTTGTAGTAGTCTGCCTTTTGCTTTTGCTGAACTTGGTTTGATAAATCTCTCCTTATAAAAAAAGGTGCGTTTCGCTACACAACTGCACCAAGGTTGTTCAATAAGGCCATATAGGAGGAGCCTCGTAGCAATAAGGTACAACTTTGCTAGGTCGAGAAAGTGTGATGATTAGGGTATGGAGAACACTTTACTCTTCGACCCCTAGCGAGCCGTGTGGATTTATAAAGAAGGTGGTTTTGACCCTTTATCATCTTCTTTGTCGTTTGACATACTCGGTGGCAAGCTAGATGCTTTCGGAGGTGTCATCATTTCAGCTTTAATGAAAGATTGTACTTCATTACTTGGCCCATACTCCGAACCTTCTTCCGCTTCTTTTACTATTAACTTGCAGATTACTTCTTTACCTTGTAAAGCAACAGCACTTTTTGGCGGTGTATCCATGCCACATGCTTTCAACAAACGTGCAAAATCATTATTAGCGTAACCTCTGATCTCGGTTTGTTTTTGTGCATCTGCGTGTTGATACCAAAGATTAAAGTTTTTTCTTACTCTCCAACCATTGTATTTCTCACCAGTTACTGATAGTTCTACTTTTAGGTAATCGTTACCTGCAGCTGATGTAGTCTTTTCAGATACGTTTATAATACAAGGGTATTCGCCCTCTGGTATAAATGAACCACCATCTGCTTCTTCCATATTTATATCTAATCCTTCAAAATCGCTCATACTGCACCCCCTGATGCAAATCCTAGTTTATTAATAATATCGGTTAAGTTAGGTGCTTCAAACTCTTCTAACTTCCCACTTCTGTCTTTCGCTATATAGTTTTGTCCTACTCTTGTTTGAAACCAACGACTGACAATTTTCTTGCCTTCTTTAGTTTCGTCGTCAAAAGTTCTGAGGACTAACACTTCATCAAAAAAGTAAGGTATTTGTGTCGGTAACTTAGCACCCACCATCATCGGTTGATAATGGAACATACCATTTGACTCGTCACGTTCTCTAGCTTGTTTTGCAATGAAGACTACATGTATTGGCAAATCTCTAAACCTACGCATAGTTTTAATCATTACTTCGATTACCTCTCCGTATGCTCTGCGTGGATCTTTTGATTTTGCTTTTTCTTGAGATAACAAAATCTCTGACATCTCAGTAATACTATCCAGACAAACTGTGTCGTAATCGAGTGTGCCATTTTCTAGCATTTGTGCTATCTCTTCTATTTCGGATGCTTCTTTGACTTCAATCGCTGTCAAATTATCAGCATCTTTAATAGATAATAAACCACTCTCCATACTTACAACCAAGGTTTTGCCAGGTGCAGTTTTGAGAGAAGTCGTTTTACCTGCTCCAGACTCACCGTAGATCAGCAATTTAGCTCCCTGTTGTTCCACAAGTTCGTTTGGAGTTTTTATACGTGATAATATACTATCGTTCATATCTTTCTCCATGAAAATTATATTAAAGTTTAACTTTTATTTAATAACAAATTGAGCTACACTTAGTTTTTCACTCAATTGGGACTTATTGTAGCATGAACAAAACAAAAAACAAACAATGGATTACAAATTATTATTTCAGGCAGAAAGAATTATCAACTGAAATACTGAAGACCCTTTACCAAGAGGGATTTGAACCTGAATATAAGGAGAGAGAGGTGCAAAGATACACATTGAGACAATACATAGAATTCATGGGTACGGAGGCAGCCGCAAAACTTTTTGAATGTACTTACGGAACTGCAAAAGCTTATAGATACGGCAGAAGACAACCCTCCATCAAGCAAGCAAAAATTATTATAAAGAATACTGGCGGTAAATTAGATTTTGAATCTATCTATGGGCCAATAGACGAAACTAAGAACGAAAGCTAGTGCTAAACATAGAGATAACTGCGCAGGATACTGCGTTGGATCTTGCTCTCGCTTATCTGGAACACGGATATACTCCTGTACCTCTAATGAGGCACAACAAAGTACCACCAAAAGAACTTGGGGGTTGGCAAAAGTACAGGGACAAACCACCTAGCGAAGAACAAGTCACAAAATGGTTCAAAGACCGTGACGATTTAGTCGTGGCACTCGTTTGTGGCAAGTTCATTGTTGTTGACGCGGATACACCAGAGTCTGTCAATTGGGCAGAAGAAAACTTACCTAACACGCCACTCAAGGTTGTTACAGGTAAGGGCATGCACTATTACTACAATAATCCAGAAAACTATACTACTTATGTCGCTAGAAGGACAAACTCAACTGACCCTGCAAAACTTATTGATATAAGAGGATCAGGTGGATTAATTATTGCACCTTACAACATACATGCAACAGGTGCTATCTATGAACCTAAGTTTATACCTGGATGGGATTGGCATGATACTAGCGACTTACCTGACTTTACAAAAGAGAACTGGATTCAGATAACTGGTGCTGAAAAGATTAACGGTAAACCAATATCAACTCCGTTTTCGATGGATGGTGTTGTTCAAGGCAGTCGTAATGACAACGCAGCTAGATTGGCAGGCAACTTGATTGCCAAAGGTGTCAGTATTGAAATGGTTGAGTTCTTTGTTCAACAATGGAACTTGCAAAACAAACCGCCACTATCAAAAAATGAAATATCAACCACCGTCAATTCCATACTAAAAACCCATCAAAGAAAAAACCAACAAGCACCATTATTTAAGAAAAGCCAATACTCAATAAAAGAACCGAAAGACTTGTATGATCCACCAGGTATTCTTAAAAAAGTATTTGAGTATTCAAAAAGAATCGCACACATACAGCAACCTGCACTATCAATGCAAACTGCATTAGCTTTTGGCTCAGTCGCACTTGGTCGTATATATAGAACAGATATGAATAACTTTTCATCTTTGTTTTTTATGTGTATTGCAAAATCAGGGCAAGGTAAAGAGAACGTAAAAACTACAATAGAATCAATATTAGACGCATCAGGACACGCTGACATAATGGCAGGCGATGGATACACCAGTTCGGGTGCTGTTTACAGTCTACTTAGACATAAACCAACACACATTACTGTTATGGATGAATTTGGTAAAAGATTAGAAAGTATTGCCAAGGCATCAAACTCAAACAAAGAGGATGCTTTACAGGTGCTTATGGAGTCTTGGGGTCGCTGTCACGGCACTTTAAGACCTGACAACTACTCTCTGATGACTTTGACCGCAAAACAGCAACAGGAGGCTATGGATCGCTCTACAATCAAACCTGCGATTACTTTAATAGGAATGTCAGTACCGCGTAACTTTTATGGTGCTTTGTCTACTGGTCGTATCGTAGACGGTTTTTTGAATAGATTTATTGTTGTGGAATCGAAGTTACCAAGATCGGTTGGTAGACTCGTATCATACAGCGAGCCTGATTACGATATATGCGAGTGGATAAGAAGAATCAGACAACCAATGAATGAGATGGAGCAAATGGCAATCAACAATTCTGAATTAGATATGAAACAAAGAGTTGTGAAGTTCGATCAAAGTTCTTTAGAGTTGTTGAATGTTCTTGCTCACGATCTTATCAAACAGCAAGATAAATTGGAGAAGGACGGATTAGAAGTCCTTTTATCCAGAACAAAAGAAAAAGCCATGCGCCTTGCTTTGATATGCCAAATGGCTGAGAACCCTAACTCAAAAGTTATATCTGGTGAAATGACAGAGTGGGCAATAAATTATGTCAACTATTACGATCAGATAATGATTGATACATGTGAAGATAAAGTTGCAGGCTCAGAAATGGAGAGCAGAATAAAACAAGTCTTGAGTTTTATCAGAACGCAAGGCGAAATAGGTATCAGTAGAAGGGATATTGATAGAAGAGAAATATTTAGATCAATGAAGTCGTTTGAGGTCAAAGAGATTATAAATAGATTGATGAACGCAGGCGAGATACAAGAGAAGAGTGTGCGTACAAAAGCTACAGGTAGACCAATGAAACGGATAGTCGCAATCGACCCTGACTTCTTTGAAGATTAGGAGTGAAAATGAACGCAAAACCAAAAATGGAAACAATTAACGACCAAAAAAGAGAAGAGAGAGTCGCTGGATTTATAGAGGGATTATGGGGAGTCAGTTGCAATAAATTACCAGTATCATACGGATTGGACTACTGGTGCGAAAGTAAACAGTCATCATTCTGGTTAGAAGTTAAGTGTCGCAGCTTCGGTATTGATAGATACGATACGCTGTTACTGAGTGCATCCAAACTCAGGATGGGCGGTGCTTTATCTCTATCCACCAATCATCCATTCGTGATTGTATTTGCTATGACTGATAGCGTGTATTCACACACGTGGGATAAAAATAAAGTATATGATGTTAGATTTGGTACGATAG